CCGATCACCAAGGCAACCCTGCCTAACCTGAAGCAGTTTGTAGTCACTGCCGCATCCAGCGCGAACGCACAAATCACGTTTTCGCCCCCGATGTACGCGGCTACGGGCCCGAACAAAAACGTCAGCAACCTGCCGAGCGGCACGAATGCGGTCACTTTCGTCGGTACTGCGTCCACCGTTTACGGCCAGGACGTGATGTACCACCGAGACGCCTTCGGCCTGGTATGCGCGGATCTGGTTATGCCGGAGGGTGTGGACGTTGGTGCTCGCCGCATGCACAAGGGCATCTCGATGCGTCTGGTGCGTGACTACGACATTGTCAACGACCGCTTCCCGTGTCGTATCGACATCCTGTACGGTGTCGTCGCGTACCGTCCTCACACCCACGCCTGCCGTATCACCAACTAACGGCCAGCCCCTCTTCGGGGGGGCGTAAACCAGGAGAAACGAAATGACAGTTCAACAGGCATTTGCGAAAAACACCGACGGCACCGAGATGGGCGAATCGGCGACCGACAAAATTTCCTTTTACGGCGCAACTCCGGTTGTGCAACGTGCTACCGCTGCCACCCACACCACAACTGCCGTTGTCACATCGGCTTCGTTTGGTACGCTGCAAGTTGCTCAAATCCAAGAGATTCAGAACACTCTGATCGCTCTCGGCCTTTGGGCGGCGTAATGCCTGAATCGCTCTCGTTGCTCCATGTGGGCTGCGGTGGCGATTCTCTCCCTGCATGGTTGTCTAAGTACAGAGAGACACGGTTTGATATTGATGCCAGCCACAACCCACATATCGTCGGAGATATGCGAGATGTGTCTGGCATTGGTACGTTTGACGCCATCTATTGCTCTCACGCGCTGGAGCATCTATCTCCGCATGAGGTTGTTCCTGCACTCAACGGGTGGTTTAACATCTTGAACGAAGGCGGGTGCGTGATAACCTTCGTGCCCGATCTGGAGGATGTGCGTGCTAACGACGAGGCGCTATTCATTGCTCCTGCCGGCCCGATATGCGGCCTTGATCTGATCTACGGATACCGCAAGATGTTGGCTGAAAAGCCATACATGGCGCACAAGACAGGCTTTACCAGCAAGACTCTGCGTGACGCATTCACGGCAGCAGGATTCAGTAAGATATCCGTAAGCCGTCTATCTGATTATGCACTCATGGGAGCAGCGGTAAAATGACCCCAAAAGAAAAGGCAGCAGAAAGGGCGACGAAGTGGAACAAGGAAAACAAAGAACGGCGCAAAGAAATCCGCGATAAGTGGGTTGCAAACAATCTAGAGAAGATGCGCGCCATGCGGAAAGCATGGAAGGCTGCAAACCCTGACAAGGTTAGGGCAGAAAGCGCCAAGTGGATGCGGGACCATCCGGAAGTTAGGGCAGCAAACCAATCAAATAGAAGGGCGCGGATTGTCGGTGCAGGAGGCTCTTTTGCATCAGATCAAATTAGGGACTTGGTTTTACGGCAAAATGGATGCTGCGCAATCTGCAAGAACAAGTTACCAACCAAATTCCATCGAGACCACGTTATTCCTATCGCGCTTGGTGGGTCAAATGACATCTTAAATATTCAAATTCTTTGCCCATCGTGTAACTTGAGAAAAGGGGCAAAACATCCGATTGAATTTGCCCAGCAAATAGGGATGCTACTGTGACCAAAAAGAAGAGCAAGGTTGTAATTTGCATTCCAACATTGACCCGGCCATATCAGCAAACATTAGACGCTGTAGCCGGTTCTGTTTTTGATCTCGATGCGGCTGGGTATGACCATTATCTAGTAACGGAAGTCGGGAACCCGTACATAAGCGGCGCAAGGGCCGCAATGCTACGCAAGGCGCTTGACGTTAAAGCAGACATCATTGTGTTTATTGACCACGATGTATCGTGGAGGCCGTGTGACTTGGTGAAACTTATCCAGTCTGAGGGCGATGTCGTTGCTGGCCTTTACAGGTTTAAGACAGACGGCGAAGTAACTTACATGGGCGTCCTTGATGATGACAAGGACGGGTTCCCAAAGGTTCGCGCAGATGGATGCATTAAGGCAACAATGGTTCCGGCAGGGTTTCTTAAACTTACCCGCGAAGCCGTCAATAAATTCATGGTCGCTTACCCTAATTTAATGTATGGGGAGCCGTGTAATCCGCACATAGATATCTTCAACCATGGCGCATACAAGGGCGCATTTTGGGGCGAAGACTACGCCTTCTGCCGCAATTGGCGCGATGCTGGCGGCGAAATATGGATCGTTCCGGATATCGACCTGACGCACCACTCCAAAGAGTCAGACTACCCCGGCAACTACCACCAGTTCATGCTCCGCCAGCCCGGCGGCAGCGAATTCAAGGAGACGTGAGACATGAGTGAAGATCAAGACATCCAGGACGACGGTGCTGTTGTAACCATTTCAGAAGCGCCGGTATCGAGAGAGCCGGAGGAGGATGCCACTCAGGCAGCATCGGAAGCCACTGCAGCAGCCGAAGACGCGCAGCCAGAGGAGAAGGTAGCCAGAAGCACGCAGAAGCGCATCCGCGACCTTCTGAGTGAGCGCGACCACTGGAAGCAGGAGGCGATGCGCGCCAAGGAAGACCAGCAAAAGCCAGCCCCGAAGCTGGAGGATTTTGACCACGACATCGAGCAGTACACGCAGGCGGCGGTCGATCACCGTTCGCAAGAGATTGCGGCCGAGTCCGTTGTCCAGCAGGCCGCAATGGTTGACGAGCGCGCTGCGCGTGAGCTCGAAGCGCAGTTCAACACCGTCATCGCCGAGTCGGTAAAGCAATACCCGGACTTCGATACGGTTTTCGACAAGACCGTGCCAGTCTCTGTCCAGATGGGAGAGGCCATCCTGATAAGCGAGAAGCCGACAGAGATTGCCTATTTCTTGGGCAGCAACCGAGAGGTGGCGGCAAAGATTGCCGGGATGCCGCCGCACCTTCAGGGGTACGAGATTGCCAGGCTTGAGGCCAGACTGTCTTCTGCCCCAATCGCATCCAAGGCTCCGCCCCCGCCGACTCGCTCAGTAGCGGGAACGAACGCAACGGGTGCAAAATCCTACGAGGACATGACGGACGAGGAATATAACGCCCGTCGAGCCGTCGAGAGAGCAGCTTACAGAGCACGCATGTACTAAGGAAACGACATGGCACTCGCAACCGCACAAGACCTGATTGATTCATCCCTGCGGTTGCTGGGTGTCATCGACCAGGAAGGCACTCCAACCACGAACCAGCGCGCGCAGGGGTTGGATGCGCTGAACGCCCTGATAGACAGCTTTGTCATCGACCACCTACTGAACTACGTCTACACCGACGAAGCCATCACACTGGCCGCAGCGTCAGCGACGTGGGGAACAGGAGGAACGATCAACAGCACCAGGCCGACCAGGGTTCTGGCTGCGCGCAGGGTTTCCGGCTCTTACGAATATCCGATACCCGTCCTGCCGATGGACGACTACCGGGCGCTGTTCGACAAGTCAGTGACCGGAACGATTGCTGGCATCGCCTACGACCCGACAATGACGACAGCATTTGGCACGCTTTACGCCGTGTCTGGAGTCGGCGGCATCAAGGTCACATCGCTCAAGCCGTGGACGCAGTATTCCGCCCTATCGACAAGCCTAGGGCTTCCTCCGGGCTATGTGCGCGCGCTACGCCACACCCTGGCGATTGAACTATCTCCAGAGTATGTCGTAGAGGCATCGCCCATCAGCATCGAAATTGCCAAGAACCTTCGCACTGACCTCGGCCGGCAGAATGCACAGGTCTACAAGATCGTGCAGCCGCTCTGCGCGGGGTACGGGTACGACATCAACTCGGACGGCGTGCGATGAAAGTCCCATTCTTCCAGCAGGCTGGCGCGCGCGGCTCACTCCTCACGCAAGACGACATCTCGGTCAACTGCTACCCGGAGAAAGTGCCGGACGGAAGGGTGTCGCTGCGCAAGCGCAAAGGAACCGCCAGGGTCAACCAGCCGACAGCAGGGGCCGCGACGCCGAGAGGGATCACCTCCTTCAACGGAGAGGTCATCTCTGTTTTCGGCGGGAACATCTACCGAACCACGAC